GTCAACTGGACAAACGCCCCGCCGATCGTCTGGTCGATCGTCAGCAGGTTGTTGGCCCCGCCCGAAACGTCGCAACTGAGTTGCCCGTCAAAGCAGGTGAAGGTCGCGGCGCCGACGCCAATCGACAGTTGCAGCCGGGCGGAAGCCGGCGCGGCGAAAGCAAAGACGGACGCCAGCAAGGCAAGGGTGAATTTGGTCACGGTTGAGCTCCCCAAGGATGATGAAGGCGACGCCGGGAATTAACCCGCCGGCGGCGGCGGATAGCTCTTGGTCGTCCATTGCATCGTCTTGGGATCGTACACCGAAACGATGTATTGGCTCGAAATGTGCTCGGGCGGCGGGGCCGGGGTGTATTCCTCGGGCGGGACCTCCGTTCCGCCGGCCGGCGGTTGCAGCGGCGGCAAGCCCTGGTCGGGATGAGGCGACGAGCCGCCCCAATAGCCGGGAGGCGCGCCGGGCAAACCCTGGTCAGGGTAAAGCGGCGGGCCGCCCCAAATGCCGGGCGGCCGACCGCCCGGCGCGATCGGATGGCTCGGCCGAGGTTGCCAGCCGGGCAAGCCCTGGTCGGGATAAGGCGGGGCGACCCCGCCCCAATAACCGGGAGGCACGCCCGCGATCGGATGCGAAGGCTGGCCGCCGCCAGGCATCGGGCCGCCGCCAATCTGCAAGTCCGAGTAGAACATTTCGCCGACGATAACGATGCGGGTCATGGGCCGAGCTCCTCGAGGGTGTCGAGCTTCGCACGCCGTCACGACACGGGCAAGACATCGACGCAATTGATCTTTGAATTATTTGAGGCTCTAATCGCCGCGCCCTCAAGTGGCGCTTTAAGGGCCTGTTCGCCTTTCGTGCCTGATTTGGGCCAAGGCGGAACGACAAGTGACGGCTGATTGGCGGGCGGAAATCAATGCTCGAGCGCATCTTTTCCACATTCAAAGACGGCGGACCGGCGGACAATTACGATCCGAGCGACCCCGACAGTTACGAGCCCTACATCCAAATGCTCATTCGCGACAGCCGCGACTATGAGGGCTCGGTCCTGGCGGCCAAGCGCAACGAGGCGCAGCTTTATTATTACGGCTATTATCCGTCGTTAAACCCGAACGGCACGCCCTACAGCGACACCCAAATCATCGAGGACCCGAACGCCACTTACGAGCAAATCCTCGGCCACGACAAAGAGACACCCAACAAGTCGAGCTATGTCTCGACCGACGTCCGCGACGCCATCATGCTCATGCTGCCGTCGCTCATCCGCCTGTTCGCCTCGAGCGAAAACGTCGTCGCCCTCATCCCCCGCACCCAAGCCGACGTCGACGCCGCCCAACAGCAAACCAATTACATCAATTACGTTTTTTGGCAGGACAACCCCGGCTTTCTCATCCTTTACGGGGCCTTCAAAGACGCCATGACGGTCAAGACCGGTTTCGTCAAATGGTGGACCGACGACGTCAAAGAGAAGCGGCGCAAGACCTTCCTCAACCTCAATCCGCAACAGCTATCGCTGATCGCCCAAGGCGACCCGACCGCCAAGCTGATCGAGCACGAGGACCCCGACCAGAGGACCGGCCTTTTCCCGCGCGTCGTGCTCGAGTTTGAAGTCGACAAGCCGATCATCAAAGTCGCCGGCGTGCCGCCCGAGGAAATGCGCCTCGATCGCTACGCGCGATCGTTCTCAACCTCGCGCATCGTCGGCCATGAGCGCGTCGTGCCGATCGATGAAATGGTCGCCATGGGTTACGAGCGCGAGCAATGCCTGGAATATCTGACCGGCCAGGCGCTCAACGAATTCACCATGGAGGCGGAGCTACGCAACCCGGGCCGCTATTCCGGCACGCGCATGGCCGACGGGGTCCTGTATGGCGAGTGGTACATCAAGGTTGACGGCGACCACGACGGGATCGCCGAGCTCCGCTACATCTGCACCATGGGCGACGACTATCATATCGTCCATGACGAGCCGGCCAACCGGGTCAAATTCGCCGTCTTTGGCGTCGACCCGATCAGCCATACGATCGTCGGCGACAGCATCGCCGATTACACCAAAGACATTCAGAAAATTAAGACCAACATGACCCGCGCGGTGCTCGACAGCGCGGCCGAAAGCATCAACCCGAAAACCGTCGTCAACGAGCTCAACACCGACCTCGACGACGTCCTCAACGACGACGTCGGCGCCGTGATCCGCACGCGCGGCGACGTCAACAACGCCGTCGCCTTCAACAACGTGCCCTTCCTCGGCGCGCAAATGCTGCCGTTGTTCGAACTCATGAACGACGTTTTACAGCGCCGCACCGGCTTGTCGGACGCCGCCAAAGGCCTCGATCCGAAGGCCCTGCAGAGCTCGACCTCAATTGGCGTCGAGGCGGTCATCAACGGGGCGCAAGAGCGCACCGAACTCGTCGCCCGCGTGCTCGCCGAAACCGGCTTTAAGGATTTGTTTACCGGCCTCTACAACGAAATTTGCGAGGCCCCGAACCAGCGCCGAACGCTGCGCATCAATGGCAAGTGGAGCGATATCGACACCTCGACTTTCGACGCCTCCATGGGCGTCGAAGTCAACTCGACGCTCGGCAAGGGAAGCGACCAAGTCCGCCTCTTGACCCTCAACCAGATCAAGCAAGATCAACAGATGATCATGCAGCAATTCGGGGTTTCCAATCCCGTGTGCGGCATCACCGAATATCTCAATACAATCAGCGACATGCTCGATATCGCCAACATCAAAAACGTCGGCCGCTATTTCAAGACGCCGACCCCGCAAGTCATGCAAGCGATCGCCGCCCAACCGAAAGAGCCGGATGCGATGACGCTCGCCGCGCAAGCCCAATTCCAGAAAGTCAAAGCCGACACCGCGACCGCCGTCGGCCAACAGCAACTCGCCCAACAGAAGCAAGCGGCCGACGACGCTTTCCGCAAGCAACAATTGGCGGAAAAGACCGCCAACGACCGGGCGAAAATAGAGCTCGAGGCGCAAAAGCTTCACGTCAGCCACGTCGAGAACATCGGCCGGATGGCGGCCGATATGTGGGGCTCGCAGATGGACGCCAGCGCTCAGCATCACCAAGCGCTGCAAGACGCCGCCGTCGGCCATCACCAGGCCTTCGTCGACGCCTCGGTCGGCCATCACCAGGCGCAAGCCGACGTTGAGGCGGCGCAAATCCAGGCCGACGCGCAGCCGTCCGATAGCGGTTCATGAGCTCGGTCGAGCTCGTCGAGCACGAAATCGAAGTCGCTTACCGGCCGCGCTCGTTTTTCAAGCCGCTGCACGCGAGCGACCGGCGGTGGATTTTCGCCTGCTGCCATCGCCGCGCCGGCAAGACCGTCGCCATCGCCAACCACCTGATCCGCGCGGCTTCTAAAAATCCCCGAAAATGGCCGCCGCCGCGCTATGGATATGTCGGCCCTTCTTTCGACCAAGCCAAAGATTTGGTGTGGGGCTACCTCAAGCAATACACCGAAGCCATCCCCGGCGTTGTCCATCTCGAGGGCGAGCTCAAGACCATTCTGCCCGGCGGCGCGTCGATCAAGCTCTACGGCGGCGCCGGCGCTTACCAGCGCATGCGGGGAATGTATTTCGACGGGATCGCGCTCGACGAATTCCCGCTGCTCGAGCCGACCGTGTTCGGAACCGTCGTGAGGCCGTGCCTGGCCGACTATCGCGGGTGGGCGATTGTCTCAGGCACGTCCAACGGCGACGACCATTTCAACCAGCTGCGGCTCAAGGCCGAGGAAGACCCGCGTTGGGCCGTCTACATCATCCCCTTATCGGAAACCGGCGAGGAGGCGCTCAAATACCCCGAGCAGGAAGAGCTCACCAAGGACATGACGCCCGAGGAATATGCGCGCGAAATGGAGTGCTCTTTCGACGCGCCCGTTGAAGGGGCCTATTACGCCGAAATCCTCAATCAATTGGCCAGCCAAGGCCGCATTTGCAAAGTCCCGGTCGACCTTTCGCAACCCGTCATCACCGCATGGGACCTTGGAATTCATGACTATACGTGCATCTGGCTCTATCAGGTGGCCGGGCGCGAGGTTCACTTCGTCGATTACATTCAGGACAACAACAAAGACTTAGGCCATTATACCGATCTACTGCGCTTGAAGGCCAAGGCCGGCGGCTACAAGTTCAAGGCGCATTGCTTGCCGCATGACGTCGAGGCGCGCGAGCTCCAAACCGGGCAAAGCCGGCGCGCCTTCCTCGAAAACGAGCTCGACGAGCCGATCATCACCGCGCCCATGGCCTCGCCCGAGGACGGGATCGCCGCCTCGAGGGGCCTCATGGGCATCTCGTGGTTCGACGCGGTGAATTGCAAAAAGGGCCTGGCCATGCTGCGCGGCTACCGCCTGGGCAAGATGGGCAAGCCCGTGCACGGGCCGGGCCCGCACAGCCACGGCGCCGACGCTTTCCGCACCTTCGCCACCGCCTTCCACCTGGTCGGCGGCTATCGCTCGCGGCGGCTCGGCCAGGGCGCGCTTAGGCGCAAAATCAGGGGCCTCGTATGACCCGCACCACCAAGCCGCGCGCCAAGCGCACGCTCGAGGACATGCGCGTCCTTAGCGACGCGGCCAAGGCGATCCTCGCCGATCCGGCCTTCATTCACGCCCGCGAGGAGTTGCAGGACCGGCTCGTCAACGCCCTCGCCACGGCCAAGACCACAGAGGAAAAGCTCGACCTAGTTGCCAGCTTAAAGTGTTTGATGCAGATTGCCGCCGAAATCGCTCTACTCATGAACGATTATAGGATGGCGGCGGATCGTGCCGGAAGGGCTAGACCAAGCTAGTTCCGCTTTCCAGGCGGCCATTAACCCGCAGGCGCCGCAGCCTCGGGACACCGGCGGCCGTTTTCAAACCACGTCCCGCCCCGAACCCATGTTCGAACCGAGACCCGTAGAGGGCGACGAGAAAACCGGCGACGCGCGCGACGCCGGCGACGACCCGCGCCTACTCGAGCGTGAGAGGAGAATTGCCGATGGTCGGGCTGACGAAAGGGATGAGCGGCGCGAGCCTGGCGAAACGGCCGCCGAAGGTGAGGGGGAGGGTGGCGAACGACCTTTACGAGGGCGGGGCAAGGCGCGCGGTGATGCCGCCGACGACGACGGACACGAAGCCGACGAAGGGAAAGAGCCCAAGCCAAAAGGGGAAGGCGAAGATGACGCCGAACCCGACGAGGGGGAGAAGTGGGCGCTAACGCTTAACGGCCAACCGGTCGAAAAGCTCGAGGTTACGGTCGACGGCGAGGAAAAGCCGGTCAGTCTCGACGAGTGCGTCAAAGGCTACATTCGCCAGGAGACTTTCCACAAGCGCATGACGCAAGTCGACCAGGCGCGTCAGGCGATCGAGGCGGAAGCCGGCAACGTCGGCCAGGCGCGCGGCGTCTATCAGCAAAAGCTGCAATATCTCGACACGCTGATTGCGCAGATGACGCCGCAAGAGCCCGATTGGGACAAGGAATTCGCCGCCGATCCGGCGGCCGCGCACCATAAACAGAAAACCTACGGCGAGATTTACGCCAAGCGCCATTGGATCGATCAAGAGCTCCAGCGCACCGCGCACGAGACGCAAGCCGAATATGACAAGCGCTCGAAAGACTTCGCCATCAACCAATTCACGGATTTCGTTAGGGAGGCAAATATCCCCGACGAAACAGCGCTCACCGAAACCTTGACCCTCATGCGGTCTTACGGCCGCAAGGAAGGTTTCAGCGAGGTAGAGCTCGCCCAAACCTACGACAAGCGCATGCTGCGCGTGTTGAGGAAGGCGGCTCTTTACGACCAGGGGCAATCGAACAGGCCAAAGGCGATTATTCCTGGAAAAGGCAAGACGTTGACACCCGGAGTCGCTACGCCCGTAGGGAATGTGACACGCCGACATATCGACGAAGCCCAAAGCAGATTGGCAAAAACGGGACGCGTAGACGACGCGGCCCAAGTCATGGCTAGGCTAATTCGATGAGGTCGGAGAAATGGCAAAGGTTACGAACGCCTTTACTACTTACCAAGCGGTAGGCAATAGGGAAGATTTATCAAACGCCATCTATAACATTGATCCGTTCGACACGCCGGTTATGTCGGCTATTCGTCGGCGCAATGTAAAGAATAGGATTTTCGACTGGCAGACTGAGAACTTGCCGGTCGTCAACCCGAACAACGCGCAGCAAGAAGGTTTCCTCCTCCAAAACTCGCTCGCGCAGCCGACCATCCGCCAGAACAACGTCACGCAGATTTCCGAAAGGGATGCGACCGTTTCGGGCACTCAGGAGGAGAGCGACGCGGCCGGCAAAGGGTCGGAAATGGCCCACCAGATGGCGCTCGCGTCCAAGGTGCTCAAGTCGGACATGGAAACCATCTTGTGCGGCCGCCAGCCGCGCAACGACGGCAACGACACCGGCCCGACCGCGCGCACAACGGAAGCCTTCTCGCACTGGCTTGCGAGGGCAAAGGACAAGACCGGCGCG